GTTGCCAAATGTGACCCAGCCAGCCGTGGGCGTTGCCCAGGGTAGATGTCAGGTGTTGACAGAGCTGTGCAAAATATTGCAGAATTCCCCCGAATTGGCGGCAAAATCCCGTTAGGGGTAGCTGACCGTTCAGCCACGCACACCGAGAGGAGCGTTCTAGTGACCATTCCTGAGCAGGTTCGTCGTCAGTCTGAGGCTATTTCCAAGATGTATGAAGAAGGTAACACCGACGCTGCGGCTACCGAAACGGTAGGAGCTGCGGGTGCGCCTGAAGTACAGCATACGCAAGCCGACAGTGCCGAGAATAATGCACCTGAATCCGCGTCGAACGAGCAACGACGTTCGGATACCACGGGAGACGCTGCTGAGCTAGCCTTTGAACAGCGGTATCGTACCCTTCAGGGTATGTATAACGCCGATACGGGCCGTCTTAGGGCGGATAATCAGCAGTTAAATACTAGGCTTTCGCAACTTGAGCAGTTGTTGTCTAGCCTTTCTAGTCAGCCCATGCCTATGACTGCTGCTTCGGCAGCAGAGCGGTTGGTAACTGACAAGGATGTTGAGGAGTACGGTGATTCCATTGAGGTCATGCGTCGTGTGACCAAAGAGGAAGTTTCGACGGCCAGCCGTCGGATTGCCGAGTTGGAGCATATGGTTCGTCAGATGCAGACCAGCGTTCTACCTCGTGTTGAGCAAGTGGCTCAAAGGCAAGCTGCAACGGCTGAGCAAACCTTTTGGTCGGACCTTACGGCTGCAGTCCCTCGTTGGAGGGATACCAATGCAAACCAAAATTTCCACAACTGGTTGCTTGAGGTTGACCCACTGACGGGGCTGACCCGTCAGACCTACCTTGAGGATGCTCAGCGTAGTCTTGATGTTCATCGTGTGGCCAGTATCTTCTCCACTTGGCAGGTAATCAGCGGTCAATCTGTTGCTCAACCAACTCGGGCTGCGCAGGCATCCGAACTTGATAGGCAAGTCTCTCCGGGTCGGGGTCGTTCTAGCGGTGGCGCTTCTGCTACTTCTAGCAACACCAAGACCTACTCATCTCAGGACATCGCTAAGTTCTTTGATAATGTACGGAAAGGAGTTTATCGGGGTCGGGAAGCCGAACGCGACCGAATCGAGCGCGATATTTTCGCTGCACAGCGGGAAAATCGCATTGTCGCAAATGGTTGAATGGAGTTAACCCAACATGTCTTTCCCCGTCGCACCGGGTCGCCCAAACTACTCTGGGAACTTTATCCCTGAGATTTGGAGCGGCAAGCTGATCGAGAACTTCTATGATGCCACGGTTCTCGCGGCTATTTCCAACACTGACTACGAAGGTGAAATTCGTAGTCAAGGTGATACTGTTAACATCCGCACGATCCCGAACATCACGATCCGTGATTATGTGAAGGGTCAGAATCTTGTCGTGGAAAACCCCGACAAGCCGAAGTTGCAACTCTTGATCGACAAGGGTGAATACTTTGCTTGCGTTGAGGACGATATTGATCGCGTGCAGTCTGATGTGAAGCTCATGGACATGTGGACCAAGGATGCTTCTGAGCAGATGAAGATCAAGATCGACCAGCGTGTGCTGACCGATGTGCTGCCTGATATTGCCAGTGGTAACAAAGGTAGTACTGCCGGTGCTCAGTCTTCTGCGTTTAACCTTGGCTCGACGGCTTCCCCGCTGTCCGTGACCAAGGATGGCGCTGGTGGCACGGCTTCAGTGATTGACCTGATCGTTGACCTTGGTACCGTGCTTGATGAGGCGAATGCCCCGGAAGCGGGTCGCTTCTTGGTGATCCCGGCCCGCATGGCTGGCCTGATCAAGAAGTCCGAACTGAAGGACGCGTCGCTTGCCGGTGACACCACTTCGGTGATCCGCAATGGTCGCCTCGGTATGGTGGATCGCTTCACGCTGTATGTCAGCCACAATCTGAAGGTTGATTCTGGCGGGAAGTACAACATCATCAGTGGCCATAAGATGGGCTTTACCTTTGCGTCTCAGATGACCGAAATGGAAACGATCCGCTCGGAGACGACCTTCGGTAATATCATCCGTGGCCTTCAGGTCTATGGGTACAAGGTCGTGAAGCCAGAAGCTCTGGCTCAGGCCGTTGTGACCTTTGCATAAGGAGCACTTGAAATGACCGCATTTACCGACTCGTATGGTTTTAACAAGGGCTCCACGGCCTACCCGTCCACCTACACCAACCGCTTCACGGTAGTCGAAATTGATCTTGACTTTGCCAAGATCGCGGCTGCTCGTTCGGCTGCTGGTGTGGCTGCTTTGGCTTCCACCGACACCCTCGTCCTTTTCACGCTGCCAAAGGGTACGTTCGTTCTGAACGGCTCTGCGACATTGGTGAAGGCCGAAGGCGCTGCTGCCAACATTGACGTTGGTGTCGGCGGCGGCACCACCGACTTCTGGATCGACGGTTTCGATCTGAATGGTACGGTTGGTACTGTTGGCGGTTATGCCGATACTGCGGCTTATCTTGCTACGGCTGCTACCAACGTGCTGCTGACCATGAACAGCAGCAACGTTGACACGGCCCGTGTGAAGATTCAGCTCGCTGTGATCGACATGGGCGCCGATCAGGGTAGCATCCCTAGCTCGTAATCCGGTGGGGGCTTCGGCCCCCACTCCTTCATAGGAGATAGAAAATGGCTCTCTATACGGGTATTACGCAGTCTAACCTACGCGCTATTGAAGTGAAGGTTGATAGCCTCGTGGTTGGTACGGTTACCAGCATTGCTGTTCCGGTTTCCGCCGGTTCGACTTTGACTGTGACCGCCGCCTCCCATGCCGGTAAGATCATCGCTTTGGATACCGCCACCGGTTCGACGGTTACCCTCCCCGCAGCTACTGGTACGGGCAACGTGTACACGTTCGTCACGAAAGCTCTTGCCACCAGTAACAGCCACGTCGTCAAGGTTGCTAACGCTACCGACGTTCTCTCCGGGTCTCTGACCGTGGTTGATAACGCCGATGGTACCGCGACCACCTTTGGTACTGTGGCTGCAAGCGACACCATTACTCTGAACCGCACCACCACTGGTTCGGTGAAGATCGGTGAACGCATCAACATCGTTGATGTCGCAGCTGGATTTTTCAGTGTTACCGGTACGGTTATCGCTACCGGCTCTGAAGCTACACCGTTCAGCGCAACGGTCTCCTAATGGATAGGGGCCTCGGCCCCTATCTACTTTTTTATGTAGGAGTCTTCCATGCCCACTAACCTTACCGGTAATAAGATTAAGGACACCTACAGCCAACTGCTGCATGTGGATGGCGGGCCTGCTGCGTCTGAGAAGGTTGTCTATAGCGGCACCGGCGTCGCAACCGCATTGAAAATTGGCACAGGGTCAATCTCGGTTGATAATATCAAGATCGACGGCAACACAATTTCATCCACTGATACAAACGGTAATATCACTCTGACGCCTAACGGTACGGGTGTGGTGGTAATTCCAACGGCCCAGTTTACCACTATTGATGCCACCACATTCAGCACTGTTAATGCCGCTGCGCACCTTGATCTGGTTGGCACGACGTTCACTGCCGATGGCACCGATGCTAATATAAGCATTACATTGACTCCTAAAGGTACCGGCAAGGTTATTGCTGATGGCGTTGGTATCAACGGCGGTATTCTATCTACCATAACGACCAACCAGAACCTGACCCTGTCCCCTAACGGTACGGGTGAAGTGGTGGTTACCGCCCCATTTGGCTACGGCGGGTCGGGTACGGGCGGCACGGTCACACAGGCTACAAGCCGTACTACCGGGGTTACGCTGAACAAGGTCAGCGGCCAGATCACGTTGTCTGCTACTACTGCGATATCGGGCCACGGCTCCAATGAGTTCACGCTGACCAATAGCTATATTGACGCAACCGACGTTGTGCATGTGTGCTTCGCGTCAGGGCTTACCTCGGCTCAGTATGGTGTTACTGTAACAGCGGTAGCTGCGGGATCGTGTAAGATCACGGTGTCTAACTTCAGCAACTCAGCTACCTCACCCGATACGCCCGTGCTCAACTTCGTTGTTATCAAAGGGGTGAACGCATAATGGCCAAAACTCCCGCATGGCAGCGCAAGGAAGGTAAGGACCCGAAGGGTGGCTTGAACGCCAAGGGTCGTGCTTCCTACAACCGCGCCAATCCCGGCAAGCCGGGCCTCAAGGCCCCGCAGCCAGAGGGTGGGCCGCGTCGTGATAGTTTCTGTGCCCGCATGAAGGGTATGAAGGCCAAGCTAACCTCGGCTAAGACGGCCAATGATCCAAACAGTCGGATCAACAAATCCCTTCGGGCCTGGAACTGCTGATGGCCGCGTCGATCCCCAAGAACCCCGCCCTCTGGTCTCGCGTGAAGGCTGAGGCCAAGTCGAAGTTTGATGTATACCCTAGTGCTTATGCCAATGCGTGGGCTGCTAAGGAGTATAAGAAACGCGGCGGCACGTGGGGAGGCTCGGATAATCGGGTCAAAAAGCGTGGCTAAGGATGGCCTTGGTAAGTGGTTTGATGAGAAGTGGGTTGATGTGAAGACCGGGAAGCCTTGCGGTCGCAGTGGGGTTGAGAAAGGGTCTCGCGCTTACCCGGCTTGCCGCCCGAAAGCTGCTGCTACAAAGATGTCTTCCACAGAGAAATCCACCATGGCTACTCGTAAGACCGGACCTACTCGGCAATCCTGGCCGGTATCCCCATCAGGTAAGCGTAAGGAGCCTAGGAAATGAGCATCCGATACCTCAAAGGTCGCAAGGACGGATGGATTTTTGAATGGGACCCGATCCTGGCCAATAACCCATCTGTGTATGAGGTGACTGAGGAGGAGGCTTACCCAGAGCGGTTTATCCCCACTGCAGCTATCGAAGCTGTGGCTGCAAGGCGTAGCCGTAGAAAGCGTGAGCCGCTCAACTTATTTACGGATGACATCCCTGACGAGCCGGGCTATACTAACGACGTTCTCAATGCTGAGGCTTCAAGGGGTCTGCCAACGTGACACCTGCGGAAGTTATCGTGGAGGCGCGGAAGCTCCTTCAGGATACCCAATCTCCGTACCGCTACTCTGACACGGACCTGCTTGGGTACGTGAATCAGGTGATTAAACGCGTCGTTGTATTTCGGCCAGACCTGTTTACCAACATCACCAGTATTCCGCTTACGGCTAATACCGTTATTCAGGACCTGCCAAGTGATGCTCACAGGCTGGTTGAGATTTACTATATAGACAATTTCAACGCTGTCAGCGAAATTGAGCGGGAAATCCTTGAGCGGGCTTATCCCATATGGGTTTCAGACCCATCCGGTATTCCGTTCAATTTCATCCGGCATCCGCGTAACGCCACCAAGTTTTTCCTGTATCCGCGTCCTATTGCCAATCTGACGGCGACTGCTGAGTATGTGGTGGAACCAAGCAGCTACACCATCAATCAGACTATCCCCTACCTCAAGGAAACCTACCTCGGCGCCGTGATTGACGGTGTTGTGTGGTTGGCCTCCTCCATTGATGATGAGCATGTAAGTTCTCAGCGGGCAAAGCTCTTTTATGATTCGTTTGTGCAGGCCCTTGGGGTTGATCTGCAGCAGCGGGCTTTGATTGATAATGAGAATGCTCCGGCACCACCCATGGCAGCAGGTAGGCCACAATGACGACCAGAGCCTTCTCAACCCTGTCTGCTAAGGTTAGCGCCAGCGTTCCGGGGTGCCCCTACCCTTTGCTGGTACAGTACGTCCGTGACGCGGCTATACGGGTTTGCGAGCGGGCCTTGGTCTGGCGCTATGAACAGCCATCCTTCAACCTCACTCCCGGCGTTTACCAGTATAACTTTAACAAGCCGGATGATACACTTGTCCATTCCGTGCTATTAGCCACGCTTAATGATAGCGCCTTAGAAGTGCTGACGCTTGATGCGGCTACCAAGCTCTACCCCAAGTGGCCAATTCTATCCACTACATCCACGGCCATAGCCGAGAATGGCACCGAACCACGTTCTTTGGCGCAGGTGGATGTTCATCGGTACGTAGTGCTTCCGGCCCCGGATGCGAGCAAGACCTATTCCATACGGATGATCTACGCACTAAAGCCCAGTCGGTCAGCCCTTGAGATGGATGAGGCTGTGTTTGATGAGTATGAATTACCCATCCTGCACTATGCTCTGCAGACCTTACTTGTCCTGCCCCAAGTTCAGTGGGCAGATAAGGCTTTGGCTACCTACCATGCCAAGCAGTTCCTATTCACCCTGACCGAAGCTCGCGCCCAGTCTAACCTAGGCGTGTTCCGGGGAACGCTCGCCATGCGATTCCCGCCTTTCGCGTAGGAGGCACCAATGGACCCCCGCATAACCGATACCCGCATCCGCTTGGTTAAAAATGACAACGGGCCTCAGATTCAGGTTACTCTGACTGACGATGCTACAGGTGCAGCTATCAACCTGAGCGGTGCTACAGCCACGCTGCATCTGAAGTCCCTGGCTACGGGTACCGTGGTGCTTAGCCGAACTATGACTATTCCCGGGGCAACCTCAACCCAAGGTATTGCTTTTGTGGTTTGGGGGACTTCAGACCTCAATCAGACCCCAGGCGATTATGATGGCGAGATCGAAATAATCTTCTCCTCCGGTATGCGACAAACTGTATATGATGTCCTGAAGTTCCGGATACGAGATCAGTTTGCGTGAGGGCAGACCTTACCACTGTCCGTATTAGGGCTATAATT